CAGCCGCGCGAAGTGCCGCAAATTGATCATGACGACCGAACTGAACTGCGAACTTGATGAGCTCTGCATGGATGCGAGGCTCAACATAGATGCAGTCGGGACGACCGAAGCGCGGAGCACTCTGGATCTCTGAGAGCACTTCTTGGAGGAGGCGAGGTGTCGGTGACTTGCCGCGAAGGTCGAAAGTGTTCTTCCCGCTGTTGTGGCTTTCGATCTGCTCGATGATACCATCGAACGCGAGCGGATTTACGCCCTCTTTCGCGTGCCACAATGAGCGCTCGAGCTTCTGCATGAGGCGAAGTGTGCCGCGCTCAGTCTCTGCCGCGATTGCGTTCGCGTTGTTGCCGATGAGACCGACGAGTCCCGCTACGTCAGTAACCTCGCGACGCTCTGCGAGATACTTGACGCGGACGCTCTTACGCTCGTACTCAGAACGGTTTGTTGTTCCCCCGCTACCCTCTGCGATGAAGGGCTCGAGATCTAAACCGTGATCGTTGATCACCGCGTACTCGTGGAGTGTGTTGGTGACGCTGACCTTTGGAATCATAGGCCAAAGGCTGAGCTCTTTCATTGTGTAGGTCGCTGAGCTGAGAGTGTTCTCGATGCTCTGCGGAACTAGGGGAGAGAGGCTACCCGTATCTCCGCCACTTGTACCCGCCGCGCTTTGGTAGCCGATGTCGGCTTGGTTGACGATGTCGGCACTCTTGCGGAGAGCTGAGTTCAGGTTTGCGAGGTCAGCTACATTAACGAGCGCGTTGGCTTCTGGAAATGAATACATGGTGACTCCTTAATCTTAATCGAGATCAATGATGTGTGAGATCGCGGAGACAGGAATCCCCGCTTCAAGTTGAGCGATCGCAGAGCGAACAGCTCCCTTTCGCAATGTATCGACGTCGCTGTCCTGCAACATCGACAACCCTTTTTTGATGAAATCTTGACGGCTGGGACCCGTAGGAGCTGGGGCCTGAGCAGTAGCCGAAGTAACAGCGCGAGGAGCTTGAGGCTCTTTACGAAGCGCGTTGAGACTCTTATTCATCCCCTCACTCTCCGCTTGCATGCCCTTCATTGACTCCATCATCGCTTCAACGCCCTTCATCACTGCATCAAGTCGCTTGTTCATATCAGCGATCATCTTATCAGTGTTGTCGGCGAGAGCCTTCATCGCGTCGCGATAGTAGGCTTTTTCTACGTCCATGTCTTCTTCGTCCATAGACTCTTCGTCCATAGGCTCTTGATCATCCAAGTCAAAAAGAGACTCTTCGCGCTCTGCGACTTTGTCTTCTTTCATCTCTTCTTCACGAGGGGACATGGCTTTTGTCAGTGCTGTCAAGGCATCAGTCAGGGCGTCGGCCTCGACTTCAACGACCTCTGCGACACTGCTCTCATAGTCATCGAGGACCGAAGGATCTACGCCTTTAGCCTCGAGGTGCTTCTTCATTTGATCGAGCATCCTGTGTTCTCCAGATTAAGGTTAATGGGGTTGAGTGTATCATAATTTATCAGCGTGTGTATTTTTCGTTGACTTTGCGAGTTTGATCAATTTCTCGACGAGGACATCTAGGTCTTTATCTGCGGTACTCGGCAACCTCTCGCGGAGGAGCTCTCTAACCTCAGCAGAGCTCAACGTGCGCTTTTTCTCTGCTCCATACGTAGCAGAGCTCAGTCTACGATCAAGGCTTTGTTGCACGAGCGCACTCATCGCCGCATCTGCATCGGGGATCGATGCCTCTTGATATCCGATGCTCGCCCCAATCGAACGCGCGATGAGCTCAAGGTTCGTGTGCGGATTCACAGGCATCGCAGTAATCGCCACATTGAGGACTCGAGCTTTGAGAATCCGCTTCTGATTCTGGGGATCTCGGAGAAGCACCTGTCCCTCGACGCTGAAGCCAAGTGAGCGCTCTCCCCCAGCCTTCTTCATCGCGTTCGCCGTTTCATAAACATCTCGGCCTAACTTCTTATCTAGGTACAAGATGCCCTCGACACGAGTTCGCTCGTCGTCAACGGGCTCGATCTTCACGGGATGCCCAAGAACGGCGCTCGGGCCTTGCTCGTGCTCGTGATTGAACCATCCATTCTCGAGGAAGTAAGACCAATCGATCCCATCTTGCTCGACAATTTCACCCTCGAGGTCCATGTCTCGGGTAGAGCAGATCCCTCCGATCACCGCTTTAGAAAGCTCTTCGTCTTCACTATCCTCTGACTCTTCGCGACCTTTGGTTAAGTCATCAAGTGACATGGGGACCCAACGCGCGAACGTATCGAGACTCTTCTTCGTAGCCTCCTCTACGTCATCGAACATAAAGTCATGTTCTCGGAGCCATTGAATCAACTCGTCTTTTGTCATCTTGTCCGCGTCCGCTCGGATACTTTGTATCTCGCTTTTCGCGTCCTTGATGCCGAGAATCATCTCAAGGCCATCTGGGACTCCCTGCGGTTTGAATCGGCGAAACTCGGAATATTGTGCAGGGTCACTTTGACGCGCTGCGTGTTCGTTCTTAAATGGCATTTAATCATCTCCTGCTATGCTGAGGATCTTAGGTTGCATAAGCTCAATCTTACCGAGTCGCGTATGAAAACCTACCGTCTTTCGACGATCATCAAACGAGTTCAGGGGAGCGGCATGGATCGAGATGTCCCCTCCCGCTCCAAGCACCCTTCGGAAATCGGAGCCTGAGAAAGAATAAGTACCCCGAATCTCGCTCCCTGCGGCTTGTGGTAGCTTGACGAGCTCCCGCCCCATGTGCGAGAGGACAAGGTTCTCCCCGTCCGCTTTTAGCGTCGTGTAGGTTGTAAGCCCGTCTTTTTCTTTCAGCGTACCAAGAGCACGATGGAGCGCCTTCACCGTATCCCGACTCAATGTCCCCGCGTGCTCTTGTCCCGCAGTGCGCTCTGCGAGGATTCGGGGAGTATCTCGAAGCACTGAATTCCTGTACTCTGTCGGCTCTCCGCTGAGAGTGAAATGAATCCCATTAGGAACACTCATCGATACATTGTCTCGATGGAAAACCAGCCGACCGTTTGACGCGACCATTTGCCCTTCGACAACTGCTGGGTTCATCACCTCAGGGGTGTCCTTGTTGGAAGACACGTATTCTTTGAGCGCTCTCTTTGTGTCCTTGTCGATGTCCTCAAGGGACGCGATGGGGGAATAATCGGGCGCGACGGGGTCCCCTGAGCTATCCTGAGTGATCGGGGCTTTTGTCAAAGACTCGAACTTTTCCAACCTCTCACGCTGCACACTCACCGCATTCGCGTTTGAGAGCTCTCGCGCGGCGGTCTCGATGTGTCTTTCTGTCTCGGGTTCAAAAAAGAGTTTAGTTCCATCCTCACCTTCTCCTCCGTAGACACTACGCGCGAGCCCTCTCAGCATCTTCCGCGCAATGGATTCGGAGAACTTCTTCACCTTGATCCGCTGGGGCTCGCTGATATTGCCAGAAGAGAAGGAATATTGATATACAACGTTGTTCTCATTCTCGAGAAGCAGAGCTACTTTGTTACCGTCGGGGAGTGTAAGGAACATCGGGGTTCCTTGTTCCGTCGAGATCTCAGTCTCTTTCACTGCACGTATAATGTCCGCAGGTCGTACACCTCCAGACTCTTCGAGGAAATCCCGATAATCAGATAAGGAGCCCCCAGAGCTCTCTAAATATCGATCCGTCGATTCCTCTGATGTTTCTACGAGACTGTCTCGCTCCTCCGTTGCCACGAATCGCTCGTCTTCTCTCGCCTTACGCTCGTCTTCTCTCGCCTTACGCTCTCTCTTCTCTGCCTCCGCACGCTCCTCGGCTTCTCGCATAACTCGCTCGAAGTCTGCTTGTGAGTTGACTTCGTCAGCGGCATCAAAGCTCACGGGATGCCCGAGAGCAGCGGCTCGGCGCACTTTGTTCCGAAGAGCGTCGATCTCCCGTTTCCTTTCCTCCTGCTGAAACTTTGCGATCCTCGCCTCCTCTTTTTCTCGGTCTCGCTGAGGCTTCGTGGCTAGTGATTCCGCTACGAGATCAGCGAGTTGACCATTTATATCCCCCCTAGTGGTGTCGGCCCGAATATCCATGTTACGAAGAAGATGCTCCGTGATACGCTCCTTCACTTCGCGTAAATGCTCCGCGTTGCGGATACGCTCTTCCTCCCTGTTCTCGTAGCTTGGCCGAATCGTCGAGGGAAGCGCGATCTCGTGATGTTCCGCGAAGGACTCGTAACGCTCGATCATCTCCTCTCCCCCGAAGTGAGGAGAGTCCGATGAAATCACAGCCTCAAGTCTGCGTTTGAGTCTATCAGCTACAGTTCTTAGGTGCTTCTTCTGTTGGGGTCCGAGCTTCTTGTTTTGCTTATATGCGCGAAGTGCCCCCAGCCTTCTCTCCTTGCCATATGTGCGAAACAAGAATGGATCTCCGTCGCGGTCTTCATCCCTGAGATC